TGTCGGGTGGCAACACGAGAAAACCATTACTATTACGAGTTTCTTTGGATGAGTAAGAGAATCTTTGTTGTGACGTGGACTAACCATCTTGTCGGTCAAGTGGGACCAGAGGACATTAAGTGCTTTGAGGACTACAAAACTGCTATTGGGTTTTCTAAACTCATGAAGCAGTCTTATAATTATGTAAACTTTTACGAGGAAAATGTAGAAAAATGGGATTCTTAGATTCTGTAATTAAGGATAGTGGCAATGAGTTTGCTAGTCGTGTTAGCGAAGGGGTTGCTGCTGGCGACATTACATCTTACGTTGATACTGGTTCTTACATCTTTAATGCCTTGGTTAGTGGTTCTTTGTTTGGGGGTCTACCCTCCAATAAGGTTACTGCCTTGGCAGGAGAATCAAGCACTGGCAAGACTTTTTTTGCTCTCAGCGTCGTTAGTAATTTCCTTGCTGATAATCCTACGGGTGGAGTCATTTATTTTGAGTCTGAATCTGCTATCTCGCGTGATATGATTGAGACTCGTGGCATTGACAGTTCACGTATGATCATCATGCCTGTTGCAACGATCGAAGAGTTTAGGACACAAGCTTGTCGTATCCTAGACAAGTATGTGAAAGAACCTAAAGACGAGAGGGTTCCTATGCTATTTGTGTTAGACTCTCTTGGTATGCTTTCAACATCTAAGGAGATGGAAGACGTTGCTAATGACAAGCAGGTCAGGGACATGACTAAGAGTCAGTTGATCAAGGGTGCCTTTCGTGTGCTTACCCTCAAACTAGGACAGGCATCTGTTCCTATGATTGTTACCAACCATACATATGATGTTATCGGTTCTTATGTTCCGATGAAAGAAATGGGCGGGGGAACAGGTCTTAAGTATGCTGCTTCCACAATCATTTATCTTGGTAAAAAGAAAGAGAAAGATGGTACTGAATTAGTAGGTAACATCATCAAGTGTGAGGCGAAGAAGTCTCGTTTAACAAAAGAAGGTAGTAAAATTGAGACACGTTTATTTTTTGACGAACGTGGACTTGACAAGTATTACGGACTACTGGAACTGGGTGAACGATACGGAGTCTTTGAGCGTGTTGGCAATCGTATTAAGATTGATGGTTCTTCTGTTTATCCTAAATCGATTCTCGCAGACCCTGAAAAATACTTCACTGAAGAAGTAATGGTTAAACTTGAAGAAGCAGCACAGCAAGAATTCTCCTATGGCAACTGAGCGCATTCAACAAACTATCTTACGTAATCTCATCTTCACTGAAGAGTATTATCGTAAGGTAGTCCCTTTCCTAAGAGCAGATTATTTTGAGGAGTATCATGAGAAAGTTATCTTTGAAGAGATCGCTGACTTTGCTGGTAAGTATGACAAAGTTCCTACTCAAGAAGTCTTATCGATTAATCTCCAAAATCGTAATGATCTTACTGACGAAACGTTCAGAGATTCGTTATCGACAATACGAGGACTCACAGACGAATGGGTTGACTACGAGTGGCTCCTCGACGCAACCGAAAAGTGGTGTCAAGACAGAGCAATCTATCTCGCCCTTATGTCCTCGATCAAGATCGCAGATGGAGGCGATAAAAAAATATCAAAGGATGCGATTCCAAGCATTCTACAAGAAGCACTAGCAGTATCCTTTGATGAACACATAGGACACGATTACATTGAACAAGCAAAAGACCGCTATGAATTCTACCACCGCAAAGAAGAAAAGGTTCCCTTTGATCTGGAAAAGTTTAACTATATTACTAAAGGTGGTATCTCTAACAAGACTCTCAGTGTCGCTCTTGCTGGAACGGGCGTCGGCAAGTCTCTATTCATGTGCCATTGCGCTGGTGCCGCACTCACCCAGGGGAGGAACGTACTCTATATTACATGTGAAATGGCAGAGGAGAAAATTGCTGAACGAATTGACGCGAATCTTTTAAATGTTTCTATCAAAGATATTGCTGAACTACCTGAAGTTATCTTCAATTCTAAAGTTCAAGAGATCTCTAGGAAGACTAGAGGCAAACTTATTATCAAAGAGTATCCCACAGCATCAGCACATGCGGGTCACTTCAAATCACTTCTAAGTGATCTGTCTCTCAAGAGAGATTTCAAACCAGATATAATCTATATTGATTATCTGAACATCTGTGCATCAGCGAGGTATAAAGGTGCGATTGTCAATTCTTACACGTATGTCAAGGCGATTGCTGAGGAGCTTCGGGGTCTTGCTGTGGAATGTAATGTTCCTATTGTCACAGCTACTCAAACTACTCGCAGTGGTTATGGCAATAGTGATCCTGACCTTACCGATACTTCTGAGTCTTTTGGTTTGCCTGCCACTGCTGACTTTATGTTTGCTCTTATCAGTACTGATGAACTTGAACAACAGGGTCGCATCATGGTCAAACAACTTAAGAACAGATACAACGAAACCGCTGCCTCACGAAAATTCATGGTGGGAATTGACAGATCCAAGATGAGGCTGTATGATGTAGCGGAGGATGCTTCTGACATCAACATCAATCAAGAGGACGCAGGTGAACAACTTGCACAGTTCTCGCAAACACAAAACCGACTATCTAAATTTGCTGAGTGGAATGTATGACTATTAAATTTGAACGCTATGAAGAATTTGTTTCAGCAGTTACTTCAGAGGCTTCTACAAACTTTGTTGACTTTGCTGATCGTATCGGGGATCTTGATCGACAAGGTGCCAATATTGAGAGACTTCTTACTGCTGGTGTTGGAATTAATGCTGAGGGCGGTGAGTTCCTTGAGATCATTAAAAAAATGGTCTTCCAAGGAAAACCGTGGAACGAAGATAATCGTGAGCATCTTATCATTGAGTTGGGTGATGTTATGTGGTATGTTGCTCAAGCTACAATGGCACTTGATATATCCTTCGATGAGGTAATTGAAACTAACGTTAACAAACTCAAGAAGCGTTATCCTGGCGGTGAGTTCAATGTTCATAACTCAGAAGTTCGTGCTGCTGGCGACAGATAATGTTCAGTCTCTGGATCCACCTACGAGCATTCTTTTCTGTTGTAGTGGTGAGTTGTGCTCACCCTGTCAACTGGGAGCAGTGTGTTCGTGTGGACCAGTGGCTCTTGCCAGAAGTCAAGGAAGGGTATAGACTGTGGACAGGACAAACGCACCCCTATCAAAATGAAAAAGATTATCTCGACCTCCCCTCTAAATAGTTAGGCGGGAGGTTTTTCTAATGGCAGCAATGACCATGGGTGATTACGGCAAGGATGCACCAACAGGTGGTGGTATTCGCTTGCGTGTCCTCTATGATGCTATTGTAAACAGAGAACTAATAGAAGTTGAGAGTGGCGGTAAAGCACTCATCATGACATCTGATGATGTCTTGTCTGATATGAAAAATGTGATAGAAGGTAAACTCGCATTTGATTCTCCAGACAAGGCAAACCTAAACAATTTTGCAGCAAAGTATTCTGGCAAGAAAGTTTTAAAAGAAATTAAGAAACAAGCAAAGAAAAACGTTTCTACTGATATCACTCTTACTAAAATTAAAAAGACTACATTGTTTGGTAGTAATAAAGGATCTGGTGGTGGAGCTGATGCAACTGCTCTCTTTGAAGGAGCAGCATGTTGGATGACAGCATATAGATATTCATTGAGAAAGGATATTGATCCTGAGTATATTGTAACCTTAGAAGATTTAGAAGCAGTATCTGGTTCTGTTGAGACAGATGAACCTCTAGGTAAAATACATGAGTTTCTGATTAATGATATTTCGTGGATGAAGTCTAGTATCAAAACAGCAAACAAATTGTATAGTGCAACCAAGTATAGAAATACTAAGTTTAAATTTCACAGAGGAACTTCTATTGTCAACATAGTTGAGGGTCATTACAAGAATGTAAATCAAGCAGAAGGAACGCCATTCTCTAATATTAACAAGTGGACTCCTGCTGATATCTACATGTGTTCGCATGATTTTGATACCAGTATGATCACTGATGAAATGATATTCCGAGGTGGTATCAATAAAGTGTTGAAACAACTAATTAAGGAAAAGAAACTGATTGGTGTATCTCTAAAGAAAGTGACATCTAATCAAGCAAATCTAACAGAGCATAACTTTACTATGGCATCACTGACAGTCAGGAAACCATTCGAGAGTGTAGGATCAAAAACTCTGATGGGATCTATGGACGTTTACGTTAAGGGTCAGGGAGTCAGCGTCCAGTTCAGGGCAACAGATGCTGAAGGCAAGACATGGCAGGGTGAAGTTATGGGAACTGCTGCAAAACATGGTAAAGTAGGTGGAGGAGTCATGAACTACATCATGGAATCTGTCTATGGCAAGGGTAATGGGGTGTGGAAGAACTACCCCAATGCTGCAGCGGTGTCGGTTGCTTCTAGGGGGAATGGACTAGACAAAAGAATATTTACACTTGCTAATAAGAACAAGAGTTCTGTCATGGGAAATGATGAGTCTACCAATCTAGAAGAGATTTCTAGGATGAGACCTCAGTGGAAATTTTCTAAGTATATTGGTCTTGAAGTTGTTGATAGAATGATGAGTGGATCTAAAGATGAACGTGATGAGATAACAACTAGAATATATTTGTATGCAACATCTGCTTCTGATAATTCTGCACCGTATATCAAGATTTCCTAATGGCAAACGTAACTCAATTAAAACACTTAGAACATCTTGAGGATGAAATGCTCAACTATGGAGTTGATGGATGTAAAGCTGCTGTTGGTTTTCTTCGGGAACTGAGGAAGATGCTTGGACACCAAGAAAATGCTGGGTTCATGCAAACCAAATGGGATGGTGCTCCATCTGTTATCTGTGGTACAGATCCTGCATCTGGTATGTTCTTTGTTGGAACTAAATCTGTCTTTGCAAAGACTGCTCCTAAACTATGTTTTGTTGATAGTCAAATTGATGGTTGGTATGAGGGCGACCTTGCTGAAAAACTTAAATTTGCTCTAAAGTATTTTGGTGAACTGGGTATTGAAGGTGTGGTGCAGGGAGATTTAATGTTTACTGATAGTACACTGAAGAAAGAAACTATTAATGGAGAACAACTTTATACATTCAGACCTAACACAATTACATATGGTATTCCTGTAGATCATCCTATTGGTAAAGAAGCAGGTAGAGCAAAGATTGGTGTAGTATTTCACACTCACTATACTGGAGATGATCTACCTACCATGCAAGCAAGAGCTGGTGCTAAAGTAAAAGGATCTACTAATGCATTGGTAATTCAAAACGATACTCCTATGGATCGTGTTGGATTTTCTAAAACAGAGATGCAAAAATTTGATAACTATATCACTAAGATTGAACGCATGTGTGGTATCTGTGGTCCATTCTTAAATGAACTAGTAGATGCTACTGGTACTACAGGAGATAAGAAGTTTCATATTGCATCATACTTAAAGCAGTTCTTTAACAATGAGATCAAGAATGCTCGTAGCATTACTAATGTGGATCAAGCAATGTATGCCATGCTGAATTTTTATGGCGATAAGATGGAGAAGGAACTTGCCAAGATCAAAACAGTAGCAAACCTGACTAAGAAAAGAGAACTTGTCTATGGTAGTCAGTTGTATGTTGAGAATAATAAGGATAAGTTTAAAGCAATGCTTGCTCTGTATAAAGAACTGCAGACAGTCAAGCAAATGGTTATAGATAAACTGGACCACCTGGAAGAGTTTAGAACATACGTTCAAACTGAAAAGGGATATAAGGTTACAACTCCTGAGGGATATGTCCTTCATAAAGATGGCAGCATGATTAAGTTTGTTAATCGCCTGGAGTTTGCATACAATAACTTCACCCTACAGAAGCAATGGCGTTAAATTGTAATACTTGCTACTTTACATTTGGTAGGTTTCAACCACCTACCACAGGACACAAAGATAACTTTGATGGGGTGAAACGTATCGCGGGTAGTCATGACTATCGGATCTATATCTCTCAGACGTTTGATACTAAAGGTAAGAACCCATTACCACCTGATCGTAAATTGTATTACATGAACTTGATGTTTCCAGAACATCGTGGTAAGATAATGTCTGGACCCAAAGATCCTGTTGCTATTATGCAGGACTTAATGTTGGGGGGATATAATGAAGTTGTATTTTTAGTTGGATCTGATCGTGTTAGTGCGATGCAGTTCTTACACAAATACAATGGTAAAGACTTCTCGTTCCGAAAGATCGAGATACAA